TGAAGGGCATGACCGCCGACCAGGTCAGGGAGGCGTTCGGCATCCATGCTGGCTGACGTGTTCGCGGCCAGCTTGGCCGACCTCATCGACCCACCACAGACGGTCGAGCCTACTCGGTCGCGGTGGCACGACGACCCGGCGGGCTTCGCCCGGGAGTGCATCGACTGGCGCGGCGGGTCAGGGTTGACCCCCTACCAGTCCGAGATCCTCGACGCGGTCCCCCGAGAGAAGAGGGTCGCGGTACGCGGCCCCCACGGTCTGGGTAAGACCATGGAGAACGCGCTCGTCATCCTCTGGTTCTCGATCACCCGCGACCAGGCGGGCATCGACTGGAAGATCGCCACCACGGCCGGGGCGTGGCGCCAACTCGAGCACTACCTCTGGCCCGAGGTCCACAAGTGGGCCAAGCGCATCAAGTGGGACGTCGTCGGGCGGGAGCCGCTGTCAGAGCGGACCGAGCTCCTGACCCTCAACATCAAGATGAAGCACGGGCAGGGGTTCGCGGTCGCGTCGGACGACCCGGCTCTCATCGAGGGTGTCCACGCAGACAGCGTGCTCTACATCTTCGACGAGAGCAAGGCGATCGACCCACAGACCTTCGATGCGGCGGAAGGCGCCTTCTCTGGCGCCGGCGGCACCAAGGCGCTCGAGGCCTTCGCAGTGGCGATGTCGACCCCCGGAGAGCCGTCCGGGCGCTTCTATGACATCCACGCCCGCAAGGCCGGCCTCGAGGACTGGTGGACGCGACACGTCACGCTGGAGGAGGCGATCGCAGCCGGGCGCATCTCCACGGAGTGGGCCGAGCAGCGAGCTGCCCAGTGGGGCAAGGACTCCGCCGTGTACGCCAACCGTGTGCTCGGGGAGTTCCACACGTCTGACTCGGACGGCGTCATCCCGCTGGAGTGGGTGGAGGCAGCGAACCGTCGCTGGGCAGAGTGGGACGAGGCAGGTCGCCCCGTGGGTGACGGCCCGCACCGGCTGGGTGTCGACGTGGCGCGTGAGGGGTCGGACAAGACCGTGCTCGCGGCGCTGGTGGGCGGGGTCATCACGGAGATCCGGCACTACGTGCGGCAGCCGACCACAGCAACCACCGGGGTGGTTGCCGGCGTGCTCGCGGAGGACCCGGAGATGACAGCCCTGGTCGACGTCATCGGGGTTGGTGGTGGGGTGGTGGACCAGCTCCGGGAGATGAAGGTCAAGGTCGTGGCGTTCAACGCGTCCGAGGCCACCCTGAACACCGACCGCTCGGGCGAACTGAGCTTCATCAACACGAGATCCGCCGCGTGGTGGAACCTGCGAGAGCTACTCGATCCCGCCTATGGCGCTACGCTTGCCCTGCCGCCGTCGGACTCGCTCACTGGCGACCTGACGGCCCCCCACTGGAAGGTCACGTCCGCGGGGCGGATCCAGATCGAAGGCAAGGATGACATCCGGAAGCGGATCGGCCGGTCGACTGACGACGGCGACGCTGTGATGCAAGCCTGCTGGGAGCCCCGGGGCACCGCTGGAGCGGCCTTCTTGACCGCGATGAAGACTCGTTTCGAGAGCACGAACACCCAGGTCCCCACCGTTGCTCGCAGCTGGAGGGAAAAGAGAGGCTCCCGTGACGCGTAAGCTGGCGAAGTCCCGCACACCCGCACGCATCGAGCAGGCACTCGTCGACTCTGGGATGGACAGCGGGGCCTCGATGGGGCCTGGTCGGGCCCTCCAGCCGTGGAAGGGTTACTCCCAGCGTCCCCGCTCCACAGACTACCCTGTCGGCGTCAACATCTCGACGCAGTCTCGTGGGTCGTGGGGGCGCACCAGCTTCTCCACGATCAACGCGATCATCGACTCGTACGACATCGCCCGGGCGTGCATCAACCACGTGATCGACGAGCTCCGCTCCATGGAGCCGATGTTCCTGCCCCTGGACGGCTTCAAGGGCGACACCGAGACGGCCGTGGCCGCGGCTCGCGCCGCGCTGGCCTTCCCTGACCGAGAGCTGCCCTACGACGCGTGGCTCTCCAAGTGGCTGGAGAACGTGCTCCGCTATGACGCGGCGCCCCTGTACTACCGCCGCAACCTGAACGGCGACATCATCGGCCTCGAGGTCGTCGACGGCACGACCATCGCCCCGTACGTCGACGAGAACGGTCGCCGGCCCAAGCCGCCCGCGCCGGCCTTCTCGCAGATCATCCACGGGCAGGTGTGGAACTGGTTCACCTCGGACGACATCGAGTACGCGCCGTTCCGCCCCCAGACCAACAGCCCGTACGGACTGGCGCCGATCGAGGCGATGCTGCTCAACGCCAACACGGACCTCCGGTTCCAGTGGCACTTCCTCCAGATGTTCACGGAGGGGTCGGTGCCCGCCGGGTTCATCGAGCTGCCCCCGGACGTCACCAGCCCGGACCAGGTCGCCGAGTGGCAGGACTACTGGGACGCGACGGTCCTGGGGGACCAGGCGAAGCTGCACCAACTCCTGGCTGTCCCGAACGGGACCAAGATCGCCGAGACGCGTCCCAAGGCGTTCGACAAGACCTTCCCCGAGTACCTGGCCAGCCGCACGGCGATGGCGTTCTCTGTCGTACCGCAGGACCTCGGCATCGTGCAGGACGTCAACCGGGCCAACGGCGAGACGCAGACGGACATCCAGTTCCGGGTCAACACGCTCCCCAAGGTCCGCTACGTGGAGGGGGCCCTCAGCCGGTACATCGCCAGGCTGGGCCTCCCGATCAAGATCTCCCTGGACACCGGCCGCGACAAGGAAGACCGGCTCCAGGAGGCTCAGGCCTGGGAGATCTACATCCGCAACGGGCTGGCCTCGCCGGACGAGGGTCGGTCCGAGCTGCTGGGCCTCCCGACGGACAACCAGAACCCGCTGCAGCGCTTCGTCTTCACGGAGCGCGGCGGCCCCATCCCCCTGTCTGCGATCCAGGCGGTGTCCGGGGCGACCGATGCCGAGTCCTTCTCTCCGCTGGTCGGAGCAGAGCTGCCCCACCACCCGTTCACGCCGGTCGAGGGCGTCACTCCGCAGAAGCCGCCGAGCGGGCTCCCCCTCGCCGTGAAGGCGTTCCCTGCGGACAACCAGGCTGCTCTCGTGGCCGCCGAGACGCCCGTCGCCAAGGAGCAGGCCGCGTTCTCCCGGTTCGTGAAGGCCCGGGCCAAGGCGGGCCGCTGGCGGGACTTTCAGTTCTCCGAGACCCCGGAGCAGGAGGCGCACCGACTGAACGCGGCCGCTCGCGCAGCCATCCGCAAGGCGGCCGGCGAGACGGTGGCCGCGGGGTTGGCCGTCCGGGCAGAGGACACCGGCCGGGTGCTCATGCTGCAGCGGAGCTTCGACGAGGGAGACCCCGCCGGCGGCAAGTGGGAGTTCCCGGGGGGCCATCTGGAGGACGGCGAGATCGCCCTCCAGGCAGCGCAGCGGGAGTGGTGCGAGGAGACTGGCCTGCCGCTGCCGGAGGGGACGTTCTCGTCCGGCTGGACGTCCGGCCTGTACACCTGCTACATGCTCTCCATCCCGTTCGAAGGCGAGCTGGACCTGAACGTGCAGCGCCCCGCCGACCCGGATGGGGACGGGGCTGAGGAGCTCGCCTGGTGGGAGCCACGGCTGCTGGTCGGCAACCCAGCCATCCGAGCCGAACTGGCTGCAGTGGCGAAGCAGGTCCGCGACGTCCTCACCCCCTCTCTGCTGAAGTCGGCTTGGGAGGACCACCCGGTCCGACGTGTGGAGGACGAGCTCGTCGCCGCGCACGCGGACCCCATCCGGTCGGCTCTGGCGGGCACTCTGAACGCCGAGCAGGCGCACACGCTGGCTGCGGGGTACCTTGCCCGACGCAAGTGATGCCCGTGCGTACGTGTCCGAGCTGCTGACGCCGGACACGTCTCGGTTGCGCGCTGCGCTGGACGCGGCGCGTACGTCGGGGTACAGCGCCGGGTTGCTGACCGCAGCCGAACAGACCCCCGGGATCGCCGCAGCGGTGGGCGGTGTGGCGATCCCGGGTTCTACCGAGGAGTGGTCGGCCTTCTGGGACCAGTGGCGCCCAGGCAACGCGCCGGCCGCCACCCTGCTGGACGACGGGGGGTTGGCGGCTCTGTTGGCCAGCTCGGACGCCACGGTGAAGGGGATCGAGGGCACGCTGCTGGACGGTCTCGGGTCGCGGCTCGCCGATGGAGTCTCCCGGGGTTTGTCTA